ATACAACAACCATCGATGACAAATTTATACAATTCTATGATAAAGCATGTAAAGATTGGATTCAACTTCGTGATGAAGTGGGACTAGATATTATGTCTCCTAAACAGGAACTAGATAAAGGTTCAGATGCACTTTCACGAATGACTGAGATAATGAAAGAAAGACTCTTACCAGAGGAAGAGTTATCATTCGATGAAGAAATGGAATTACTAGAACATGAACATCAAATGGAGAAAAAGAAGATACTCCATTAATTATGTATTCTCTTGTTTCCCACGATACATATCTAGGGTAGCATGAGATTTCACTTCTGTCAAGTCTTTTTTATCAAAAAAGATAAATTATTTTTACTTGACAAATAACGATATAATGAGATAATAGATATATGACTAAAAGGACTAAAGCAAAACCAGAACATTATGTAAATAATAAAGAGTTTACAGCTGCAATATCTGAACACAATAGAGCAGTAAAGGATGCAGTTGCAAAAGGAATTGAACCACCAAGGGTATCAGAATACATTGGAGAATGTATCTATAAGATTGCAACGAGACTATCAACAAAACCAAACTTCATTAACTATTCATATAGAGATGAAATGATTTGTGATGGTATCGAAAACTGTTTACAATACATAAATAATTTCAACCCAGAAAAATCGCAAAATGCATTTGCCTATATAACCCAAATTATATACTATGCATTCCTAAGAAGAATTCAAAAAGAAAAGAAACAAGCTGCAATCAAACATAAGGCAATCATGAATAGTGGTGTTCTTACCGATGCAGTAAGTAGTATGGAAGGAGACAATACAGTTTACGATAACTCATATGTCGAATTCCTACAAAACAACCTTGAAGAACCAAACTACAAACCTAGAGGTAAAAAGAAAGAGAAAGACAATCGACCAGTAGGTGTAGAAAAATATTTTAATACAAATAAAAAATAATGGAAGATAAATCTAACACTCTCAAAGACGCAACTCCAGAACAAATAAAAAATTGGCAAGAAACAGAACTTAAGTGGTGGTCTGATAGAGCATTATCATTTGTAGCAATTGCAAGTGTACTCCAGTTTTCAACATTACTTTTTATGATGTTTAACTTCTGGGTCATCAGCTTAATGACAAACTAATATATGAAATTTGCAGTATTAAACGACACCCATGCTGGTGTCAGAAACGACAGTGTTCATTTTCACGAATATCAAAGAAGATTTTATGAAGAAGTCTTTTTTCCATATTGTAAAGAAAATGACATCAAACATATTGTTCACTTAGGTGATTACTTTGATAAAAGAACTGGAATCAATTTCCTTTCCTTACAAAAAAACAAAGAACACTTTATTGACCCACTTATAGAAAATGGAATGACCATGGACTTAACTCTGGGTAATCATGACCTTTACTATAAGAACACCAGTGAGGTAAACTCATGTGATGCATTATTAAAGTATGATAATATTACAATCTATCAAGATACTATAACTAAAGACTATGATGGTTGTCTAATTACTTTGATACCTTGGATTCATAAAAACAATTTAGAAGATACAATGGAACATATAGAATTGACTACATCTGCAATTGCAATGGGTCACTTAGAAATAGAAGGTGCAATCATGATGCCTGGCTATTATTCTTCTCATGGTACATCAATGAATACATTCAAAAGATTTGAACATGTATATACTGGTCACTTTCACACTGGGTCAACACTAAACAATATTACCTACCTTGGTTCTCAGTTTGAATTTACTTGGTCAGATTATGGTGACCCTAAATCATTTCATATATTTGATACAGATACAAGAGAAATGAAAAAGATTAGAAACCCTATTCGAATGTTTGAAAAGGTTTTTTATGATGATTCCAAATTAACTCAAGAAGAAATAATTGCAATGGACTTCGAACATTTAAAAAACATGTTTGTAAAAGTTATCGTAATGAATAAAGAAAATCCATATTGGTTTGACCTATTCATTGAAAAACTAAACAAAGCAGATGTGATTGATTTCAAGGTTGTAGAAGACCATGGAAACTTAGGAGACATGTCAGATGAAGATATGGCTTCAGATGCAGAGGATACTCTTACTATATTAACAAAACATATTGAAGGAATGGAAATAACTGGAGATAAAGCAAAACTAGAAAACTTAGTTAGGTCTCTTTATACAGAGGCCCTTGACGCATAGATGATAAAATTTAAAGTAGTTAGATGGAAAAATTTACTTTCCACTGGTAACCAATTTACAGAAGTCTTTTTAGAAAATCGCAAAGCAACCCTAATCTTAGGGGAGAATGGTAGTGGTAAATCTACAATGTTAGATGCACTATGTTTTGGATTATTTGGAAAAGGATTTCGTAAGATATCCAAAAACTCACTCATAAACTCAGTCAACCAAAGAGGGATGGTTGTCGAGGTTGAGTTTGCAATTGGGTCAAAGCAGTATCGAGTTGTTCGTGGTGCAAAACCAAATGTGTTTGAAATTTTCTTGAATGATAGAATAATTAATCAAGATGCAAACATGAGGGATTATCAAGAACAACTTGAGAAACAAATCCTAAAATTAAACTACAAGACATTTACTCAAGTAGTTATTTTAGGTAGTTCAACTTTCACACCATTCATGCAAATGAATCAAAATGACAGAAGAGGTATTATAGAAGATATCCTAGATATCAATATTTTTACTGTTATGAATAATTTATTAAAAACAAGAATGACTGCATTGAAAAGTGAACTTCATGATTTAGATTATGAAATCCGACTTTCAGAAGACAGAATCGAAACCTACAAAAAACACATCAAGTCACTTGGTGATAATCGTAGACAGAAGATTGAAGGTTTTAATGAAAGTGTTGAACAGGCTCAAACAAACATTAACACTGTACAAGAAGAATGTAATGTACTGTTAAAGGATGTTGAGGAATTACAGAATGAATCTTCGGATAGTGAAACTATAAAACAGAAACTAACCAAGACTCTTGAATTGCAAAAACAATTAGACCTTGCAAAATCAAGAGGTACAAAGGAGATACAATTCTATGAGGATAATGACGAATGTCCCACCTGTCACAGAGATATGGAAGACGACTTTAAACAAGAGAAGATATCAACAACATCAAAAAAAGTTACAGAAATCGAAAAAGGAATCAATGAAATTACAAACAACATTGTATCTATCAATGAACGAATCCAAGAAATCGAGAAAATACAAAGCAAGGTCGACACTCTCAACAGACAAGTTGCACAAAAACAGAATGAAATTTCTGCGTCAAATCAATACATCACAAAAATAAATGCAGAGATAGAAAAATTACGAACTGAAAATGTTACCGATGATAGTACAAAGTTAAACAAAGAACAAAAAACTTTGAAACATCATAATACTCAGAAAGAAGAGTTGATTGATAAGAGGTCTTACTTTGACATTGCACAGTTTTTATTACAAGATACTGGTATTAAAACTAAAATCATAAGACAGTACTTACCTATTATGAATAAGTTGATTAATAAATATCTTGCATCCATGGATTTCTTTGTACAGTTTAATCTTGATGAGGGGTTTAATGAAACAATAAAATCTAGATATCGTGATGCATTCTCATATGCAAACTTTAGTGAAGGTGAAAAAATGAGAATTGACCTTGCATTATTGTTTACATGGAGAGCAATTGCAAAACTAAAGAACTCTGTTAATACTAATTTACTTGTATTAGACGAAGTATTTGATAGTTCATTAGACGAAGGTGGAACAGAAGAGTTTTTAAAGATACTACATACTCTAGATGGTGATACAAACACCTTCATAATATCACATAAAGGTGATGTACTTACTGAAAAATTTAGACATACAATGACATTTGAAAAAGTTAAAAACTTTAGTAGAATAGTAAACAGTAAGTAGGAGACTATATGAAACTTAGACATGATGAACATGAACTTACTAGACCTTTGGAAAATGATGAAAAGGTAGTTGAGATTGCAAGTTTCATTGCAGTTTACAGGAACTTTTTTAAAGAAGGTAATATAGAACACTTTCATGATTACTGGAACTGGTCTCAAGAAAATGGAATGAGAGCAAGAAGTAGAATAGAAGGTGAAGGTGGAACACCAACTCTTGAAAAAGAAGATATGAGTATGGGGATGGATAAGTATATAATTAAGGAACTTAGTTTAACAAATGAGTTTAATGAGTTTTTTAAATTTTTGAATACTGATATAATTAGAAACTATACAGATAAAATTCCACATTTAAATAATCCAGTTGCTCATGAAGCAAAAATACAAAATACACATCCTGGCCAAGGTTATCATGTTTGGCATTGTGAATGGACTAATGATTTACCTAGAAGAGTTTTAGCATGGGCATTATTTTTAAATGATGTAGATGAGGGTGGTGAATTAGAATTTCTTCACCAAGGTATAAGAATTAAACCAAGAAAAGGAGACTTTGTAGTTTGGCCTTCTATGTTTACACATTTACATAGAGGTAATCCACCAATCAGTAATGATAAATGGATTGTGACTGGTTGGTATGAAGACATAGGAGTTGGTAATGACATTACTGCATAAAAGTGACCCATTAATGAGAAAGACTATGCCTTTCTTTGATTTTGATAATCCACCAATAGACCCCATAAAATTAAAAGAAGAACTGATTGATAGAATGTTTGAAGAGGGTGGAGTTGGATTAGCTGCAAATCAAATTGGTCATGAGTATCGTGCATTTGTAATGAAAGGACAAAATAAAGAACAATCTATGTTCTTTGTAAATCCAGAAATTTTAGAGTTTTCAGAAGATACAGTTGTTATGGAAGAAGGATGTCTTACTGGTGGTTGTGAAGGTATCTTTGCAAATATTACCAGACCATCATGGGTTAGATGCAGATGGCAAGATGAAACTGGTGAAGTTAAAGAATTAGAATTTAGTGGAATGACTGCAAGATGTCTTCAACATGAGTTAGACCACTTGAATGGTATTCTGTTTATTGATTATCTTTCTAGGTTAAAATTAGAAAGAGCAATGAAAAAGAAACAGAAAAGAGAAAAAGAATATGCAAGAATTAGAAAACAATTCGTACAGTTTGCCCAAGAACATCATAGCAAAAATCCCAAACTGTCTAACGAAGGAACAGTGTCAGAAGCTGATAAAGTATCATCAGACTAATTTCAATTTAGTAACTCACGATGATGCAGCTGAACAATACAATGGTCGTAGAATACCTATGGTCAGTATTCGTAATATTCATGTCAAAAGAATTCTAGCAGAATATCAATACAAAGCAATATCTGAAATCTGGAAAGTCTATGGTGAAATGGCATATCCAGAACAAACTGAAATTATGTGGTGGCCTCAAGGTAAAGGTCAAGATATGCATATTGATGTTATGGCAAAACCATTGTATGAAGTTCCGATTGAATCTAGAAAAGGAACTGAACTAGAACATATGACCAATGAAGAAGAAGTAATTAATGTAGTTCCTTTTACAGATTATGCATCCATCTTGTATCTTAATGATAACTTTGAAGGTGGAGAAACATATTTTGAAGATGGTACACTCCTAAAACCAGAACAAGGAACATGTGTAATTTTTGAAAGTATGAAACATTTTCATGGTGTACATCCAGCTCATGGTGAGGAAGATAGATATACTTCACCAATATGGTATACATCTGAAGCAGACCAAATGGAATTACAGTCTCATGGAAATACTGGGACAACTGGTCAATGGAGAGGATTAGTTGCAAATCCAGAACCATCAAAAGTAAATGTAGGTATAAATTCCCATCCAGTTCGTAAGTGGTGGGCAAAAACCTACAATGTCAAAAAGATTGACTCATAGGTACATAATTTCATATAATACTCTTGTCGTGTGATTGAACTCCTCGTTGTGTTGGTAGGTTGGTTGAGAGGAGAAAGAACGAAGTGAGGATATCGTTTAAAATCTGTGAAATGACAAGACTC